AGCAATGGTCATGGATCTAAGCAATAAAGGTCACTGACCCTGTTTAACAGTGTCAATTTCCTTAGCTATCTTAAGTAAATCAAGATAGCTTTGCTCAATAGACCCATAACCATCGGTTAGAGGGTTCTGATGGAATTCCATTAGACCAGGGTTATCTTCCAGTTCTTTGGCCCCAGTCAAGAATATAAGAAAATTCTCGGCTAATAAACCGAGTGGTTTTCCTTTTCCTGGCTGTGGTTGTGAAGCACTGAATAGTTCAACCATGATGTTTGCTATAATATTTGTAGCAATTTCATCAGTTAGGCTGAAGGAGTATCCTCACTTCCGGGCTAAGGCTGTTAAAGCCTCTCCCGCAGGAAGGTCTCCCCTTATAATATATATAAGGTTACTCAGGACTTCACTTGAGTCATAAGCTTTCTTCGATACTCTCGAAGGAAGATTTCTGACTCTGCCAAAGAAATCTGATACAGCACTTGGTATAGAAGCAACACACCACCCCTTCTCCCGATAAGAAACTAGCAGACTGGTGATAAGATCACTAGTCTTACTATGTTTCAAAGCGGAGAGCTGGAATGGTGTGATGTTCTCATTTCGATAAATAAGCTGTTTAGCAAATTCACAGAAATGTGGTGATATATGAGTCTTGGCCATTGAAATTTCAACGCCAAGATTTCTCATTATCTCCATATACATCTGTGCTATATCAGCGTCCCCTATTAACACATCATCTCCTAACAAGCAATACTTTAATTGCTTGAAAGGTATGTTCAATTCTTTAGATATAAAGAAGAAAACATAATGATGTGCCAAAGTAAAAGAAGATCATGATGAGTAAGCCCCCATTGGATTACCAATAGAGTATTTATACTCTTGGTTATCCGATATAAAGGGATACCCAACCATGATATCTTCTCAAGCTTTTACATAGGAGACTGGAAGCCTTCCTTCAAGAACAGAACTAATAAGACTGATAGGAAATCTATCTGTGGCGGCCTTTAGGTCGACACTATAGAATATCTCCCAGTCTTTAATTTTATTCTTAAAGGAATTCTGATCAAAGGTACAGTCTTGGTCTATTTTCTTAAGAAAATTAAAGAGGTAAAGATGCAAGGGTTTCAGCACACTTTGACTAAAATAGTCAAGGATGGCGATAACTCTTGTCTTTCCCTCTTTATCCGAAAAGGATGTTAATTTTCTATAAATGTTTCCTTTACTTGTAACGGAAACAAAGAATTTAGCCAAGAAACTGTGACCTTCTTCTAGATTAGAAAGATATGTTTTCATTTTATTTCCACCTAATTGGCCTATTGAGATTCTAAGCTGTTTAGGCAAAGAATATCAATCTGCCAATCAGGTGTTAAGAGCGTGACCTTTAGGTCCACTCTTAGTTGTAAAATGAAACTTCTTTCATTTAAGTCTAGAAGGGACAGAATCATGTGGCTTATACCCGAATGTTTTTCAGAAGGAATCAATATGCTGATTGATACTATAACCTTCAACTCCTTTATAAGGATGGGTTATAGCATCGAAATCAGGATTGATTTTATCCTTCATAGCCCTTGATATAGATAAAATAGAAAATGTCATCTTTAGCACAGAAATGTGGTAAGGATGATCTTTATTTCTAATATATCTTATCAATGGACCAAAACAGACGGGGATACCATCTTTAGTCAATCTAACTCCTGGTACTTTAATGGCATTACCTGATAAGTAATTCATTAAAGCTCCTCTCAGAGCCTTATTATAGGCTATGAAAGAAGTTTTACCACGCGAGTTGAATATTTTCAACTGATGGTCCAGAAGCTGATTAAACTCACCCAAGGTTGGACAAGCCAATTCCATATTGGCTTTCAACCAGCCGATCATTCCTTGGAGCAGACTGAACAATTTTAGTTGTTTAGTTTGTTTCATGGATGATTGGGTAGTTTATTGCTTCACTCTGCCTTATATAGCGAAAGAGTACTCGCTTTGACACCAAGTTCGAAGGCTCGAAAGAGACTACGATACTTGATATCGTAGAGATTGTCCCGAAGCTAGGG